GGCGAACGATTACGAAATATTCAAGGGAAAAACCCTATCAGATGTCTTTAAAGACATATACGATAATTCTCACACCAATAAAAAACAATTAGAAGTATTGATGAAAGAGGTGGTAGGATTTATCAAGGACGGAGATACAGCCGTTCAGATTATTCCTATGCTAAAAGAGTATTTAGAAATTAATGTCAAGAACGACGAACAACTTGTTAAGTTGGCAACAATCGTTCAAAGAATTACAGCAGCAGAAAAAAGAGTATCGGATAGTGGAGATGAGTTTGGTTTATCAGAAAACGAAAAGAAACAACTTATGGACGCAATAGAATCTGATGTTCAAGAGTTACAAATCAAAAAAGACGAAATAGAAAGTTCAATAAGTAAGGAAAACTAATGGCTTGGCACAAACCAAAACCAGCTGATTCTGGTGGTGGTGAAAACACATCTTTTGATAATGAAATACTTACAAGAGAGGGTTTAAAAACCATATCTAAACAATTAGCTTCGGCAGATGAGTTTAATGAACTCGAGGTGTTTGAAGTTATGGATATATATCGTGATGAGGGAAATCCAAAAATTTCTTCACCTGGTGAAGTGATTGGTAGATATTTACACTCAGAAATTGATGATAGTGTTAAAGACCTTTTTACATTTAAACCATTAAATTCAAATATTTTACAACAACCTATTGTTGGCGAATTATGGTTAGGTATCAATCTTGAAGGTAGAAGATATTATATTGGACAAGTCAATGAAGATGTTAATGATGTAAACTTTGAACAATTTAACGAAAGTAGTCCAGGTGGAAAAGAAAACAATGATACGCCAAAAGCATCTGACGCAGTTTTAAATAGTAATAAAAATGTAGAAGATTATACACAAGGTAATTATTTTGAGGATACTAATCCAACTAAATTAATTCCTTTTGAAGGCGATACTATAATACAAGGTAGATTTGGTAATACGATAAGATTAGGTAGTAATCAAGAAGATTTAGAAAAAGATGAATATGTAGACTCACCTAACATTAAAATAGTTGCAGGAACATCAGGTGCAGAAGAAAATTTAGAAACAGATTTATCATCACTTTATTTAACAACAGGTGAGTATGTTGATTATTCAGAACCTTCTTTAGCTTTTATTGAAAGAGATTATGACTTACCACAATTAGTTGGAGATTCAGATAGAATTGTATTGAATGCTAAATCAGATGTCGTCGCAGTTTTTGCACAAAAAGATATAAGACTAAATTCTATTGACGGAGATGTTTTAATACAAGCAAAGGATAAAATAGAATTCAAACCTGAAAGTAGTCAAATCATAAACAACATATTAAATGGTGGTATGATTTTAAATAAAACAAAAGATGGAATACCATTTCCAAAATTAGATATAGTTGGATTTTTAAAACAAGTTACAGGAATACAAAAAATGTTTCAAGCGATGATAGTTGGTATTCCTAAATTATCAAATCCAGTTACATTACCATCTGGCGTAAAAGATATTGTTAAAGGATTGAAAGGTGCACAACAATTTGTAGATGCTACTATTAATTTAGAATTTTTAAGTCAATACATAATGGAAACAAAAACCATAGAAGAGATAAAAGCGGTTTTACCGATACCGGCTGGATTTGGTGGTATCATTGATGATATAGCAAATATCACAGACGAACAAATTAAAAAATTAGAAGAGTTAGAAAAGTCAATTGGAGAACAAATACAAAAAGCAACTGAATTACAAAACTCATTATCACAATTACCACCAGATGTAGGTAATGTTAAAAACTTATTAGATGACGGAAGTTTTGATAGTTTTGATGGCGTAGCAGATTTAAGAAGTGTACTTGGTGATAATCCAAGTGATGAAGAATTAGAAAGATATATTAGCAATGGTGGATTAAGTAGTTTTGAAAACCAAGTTTCAAACTTGAATAGTGTCGTCGGTTCAGCTGACACAGCAAGGTCATATAAAAATTTATTTAAAGCAGCAAGGAGTTAAAAATGGACAAAAATAAATTAAGAAATATTATTGAATTAGTTGTTCGCAAAGAAGTCAAAAAACAACTGAGTGAGATATTTATTAATGAAGAAAAAGAAATCAATTTAGCAGAAACGATTTCAAAACCTAAACCTAAAAAAGTTATCAGTAAACCAAAAAAACAATACACTAAAAACACAGCGTTAAACGAAGTATTGAACAACACTAAACCATTAGGTAGTCAAGAACAAGAAGACTATCCAACATTGGGCGGTGGTGTTTTAGGTTCTGACAATATGGCAGAAGTTTTAGGATACGGAGATTTAGGTATGGGTAGTAATAAAGAAAGAGCACGAGAAGTTGGTGCAGTTGAAACAATCAAGAAACAAGGTGTCAATGTAGACGCAGTTCCTGAAGATGTTGTAAACGCATTAACTCGTGATTATTCTGGACTTATGAAAGCAATGGATAACAAGAAAAAAGGCGAAGGTAATTACAGACCATAATGGCTAGAAGTGTAAGAGAAATAGACAGAAATGACGACAAGTATGTTGGTATTAGATTTCCATTAGGATATAGTCCTGAGGGGTTTTTCTATAAAACAAAAACCGTATTAGAACAATCAAAAGCTAATCTAAGAAATTTATTATTAACAACACCCGGCGAAAGAATATTTCAGCCCAATTTTGGAAGTCGTTTAAAAAATATTGTCTTTGAACAAGGACAAGATATTCCTAATAGAATTGAGGAAACTATTCGTTCGTCAGTTGATAATTTTCTGCCTTATATTAATATTATAAATGTATTTACTATACAAGAACAAAATCAAGTCAATGTTCAGGTTGAATTTTCAGTTCCTTTAAATCCAGACACCATAGAAAGATTAAACTTTGACTTTAGAATTGGAGACTAATAATGGCCGATTACGGAACAAATAAAAAAACATTATCTAAGGAAGTAAATTATCTCGGTAGAGATTTTACAGACATTAGAGAAAATCTAATTGAGTTTGCGAAAACATATTTCCCAAACCAATACAATGATTTTAATGAAGCATCACCAGGTATGATGTTTGTTGAAATGGCTGCTTATGTTGGGGATACATTAAATTATTATGTTGATAATCAATTTAGAGAAACACTTATTCAATTCGCAGAAGAAAGAAAAAATGTATTAGCGATTGCACAATCTTACGGATACAAACCAAGATTAGCAACACCTGCTACGGTAGAATTAACTTTTAGTATTGATGTTCCAGCGTTAGCAGTAGACGCAAATACTTATAAACCTAATTTAGATTTCGCAGGTAAGATTGAATCAAACTCTACCGTGATAGCAAATAACGGAACGGAGTTTACTATATTAGATGATGTTGATTTCAAAGTATCAAGTTCATTAGACCTAATGGAAGTAAAAGCACTACAACCTTCATCAGGCGATATACCTACTCATTTTAGACTTACTAAAAAAGGTATGGCACAATCAGGTGTTAGAGAAGAAGAGGATTTCATATTTGCTAATGCAAAAGAGTTTGACAAGATTGTTTTATCTAATGATAAGGTTACTTCTATTGTAAGTGTTATTGATAGTGAAAATAACAAATATCACGAAGTTCCATTTTTAGCACAAGATACAGTTTTTGAAGATGAAGAAAACTCATCACTTAATGACCCTGAATTATCTTCATTTAAAAATGATACACCTTATTTACTAAAACTTATCAAAACAGCAAGAAGATTTACAACAAGAGTTCGTGAAGATAATAAAATGGAATTACGATTTGGTTCAGGTGTTAGTGATAATGCAGACGAGGAACTAATTCCAAATCCAGACAATGTTGGTTCACGATTAGGACTTGGTGTATCAAGATTAGATGAAAGTTTTGACCCAAGTAATTTCTTAAAAACAAGAACATTTGGATTAGCACCAAGTAATACGACACTTACCGTGACTTATAATTATGGTGGTGCAGTTGAACATAATGTTGCTTCAAATACCATTCAATCATTTAACAGATTAACTTATACAAATTCTACAATAGGATTGGATAGTGATACATTAAGTACGGTAGAAGCAAGTCTTGTGGTAAACAACGATGACCCTGCTTCAGGAGGTGCTTCAACAGAAACCATTACAGAAATAAAACAAAACGCATCTGCATATTTTAATTCACAAAATAGAGCAGTTACAAAAACTGACTACATCACAAGAGTTTATTCTTTACCGCACAAATATGGTAATGTAGCAAAAGCATTTATTGTTCAAGATGAACAATTAGAAGCACAAGGACAATTAGTAATAAATGATGGAATAGTTACCGATACAAGAGGTCAATCAACTGAGGTTAAAAACCCATTAGCACTAAATATGTATTTATTAGGATACAATAGTGATAATCATTTGGTTAGAATTAATAGAGCGGTTAAACAAAATGTTAAAACATATCTATCTCAATATAGATTATTAACAGACGCTATTAACATTAAAGACGGATACATTATTAACTTTGGTGTAAAATATAATATTATTACTAAACGAGGATATAATAAAAATGATGTCTTGTTTAGAACGATACAAAAAGTTAAAGACTTCTTCAATATACAGAAATGGCAAATGAATCAACCGATTGTGTTGAGTGATTTAGCATATCAGATTTCTACTTGTGAAGGAGTTGTATCATTAGTTCCACCAGAAACTAATAATCCTAATAAAGAATTAATATTAATCGAAAATAAATTTGAATCAGGTCTTGGATATAGTGGTAATGTTTATGATATGGATTCCGCAACAAAAGACGGAATTGTATATCCATCATTAGACCCAAGTATATTTGAATTGAAATATCCAAATTCAGATATTGAAGCAAGAGTAGTGGGAGATAGATAATGCATTATTTTGAATTTGGTAAAAGAGATACAACATTATATTCCGGCGGAACAACCGCGTCAAGAAATACAGGTATTGATGAAATATTAGAAGTCAATAAAGTTGTAAATAATAATGGTACGGTAGGAAATGTTTCAAGAATATTAATTGACTTTGATTTATCCTACATATCAAAATCTATACAAGACGGAAAAATACCTTCCACAGCAAAATATTATTTAAATTTATATGACGCAACTTCTGATGAACTTGAAGCAGAACAACCATTACATATTTATATGGTTAGTGGTAGTTGGAAACAAGGTTCAGGTAAACTTGACCACGACCCCGTGACAGACAACGGAGCGAGTTATCAATATAGAAACCACGAGGCGAAAACACCTTGGGTAACAGGTTCAGTATTGACTGACGGAGGTGCTTGGTTTACAGCAAGTATTGACGGACAATATGAAGTGTCATCATCATACAACTTAACATTTGATAAAAAAGATGTTAGAGCAGATGTTACTGACTTGGTAAATAATTTTATTTATTCATCATCAGATTACCCGAACAACGGTTTTATTGTTAAGAGAGAAGATAGTGGTTCTTACGGAGACCACCCGAGTTCATCTATGTTTGACTTCAATACAGGTCAAGAGGGAGATAGTAGTCGTTTAGGAAACTTACAATATTTCTCAAGAGAAACTCACACAATCTATCCACCTAAATTAGAAGTAGAGTGGGACGATAGTTCTTGGTCAACAGGTAGTTTATCAGCTCTAAGTGCTTCTGACTTAGATAGATTAAAAGTTTATTTTAAAAATTTTAGAACAGAATATAAGGAAAAATCAATCGTTAAATTTAGAGTAGTGGGTAGAGAACTTTACCCTTCATCAAGTTTTGACACCACGCCAGCAGAACTTACTGTAAAATATTTACCAAGTAGTTCAGTAGAATATGAAGTAAGAGACGCTGACACAGAAGAAGTAATTATTCCATTTGGTAGTGGTTCACGAATTAGTTGTGATTCAGACGGAAACTTCTTCCGAGTTCAAATGAACGGATTTCAATCAGAAAGAAATTATCGTTTTTGTATCAAGGTAGTAAGTGGTAGTGGAACTACTGATGAACAAATAAATTATTATGATGACGACTTTGAATTTAGAGTAGTGAGGTAAACAAATGCCATACTTACCAAGTGAAGCAGCAAAAAAATCTAAACTATATAACAACATCATTAATGGTGCTGAAATAGAATATCAAAACGAAATAGAATTTTTAAAACAACAACAACAAATTTCTGCTTCGTTAGATTCTAATACACCACTAAGAGATGAAGACGGATTCTTAGTGTCGTTTGAATCAGAAGAAGTTGGTGTAGCATTAGAAGAACAATTTGAAGAAGTTCGTTTAGAAAACGCTCAATATTTTTTTGAAGGAGAAATAGATAACGAGTTTACACATTACTTTCAACCAGAAGAAGACCCTGATGAAGATGATGAAGAACAAGATAATTCAGATGAAGATGTTACAGAAGAAGAAGTAGACTTTCAAATGACAAAACGAGATAATTTAATTCAAGTTATAAATGTTTACTTTGAAGAAGAAAATACACCTGATATGTCAACATCTAAACTACATAGTAAACTTAACGAATTTTTTAGGGTAGAAGGTCAAAGACCAAAAGCAAAAAATTTCAAACAACTAGCGAAAAATAAAGGATATAAAAATGCAGAAGGTTGGGAAGAATTCAGAAAAGACAAAATAGGTGTAGCTCGATTTACAAGAAAAGGAAAGAAGAAAAGATTATTTGGTGGTAGAGGTCATAGACACAACTATCGTTCACTAAAAGATGATTTAAACACATTTCGTTATGATGATGTAATTAATAAACAATTATATCATACAAAACGAGGACAAGAAATTTGGTTAGAATTAGGATTTCCATATCAGAAAGATGAAAAATAATGGCATTAGAATACGGATTTACACAACAAGAAAGAAACCAATACTTTAATCCTGAAAAGGTTTATAGTAGTTGGGGTAGAGATTTTTTAAATGACTTTATGGTCTTGTATGTTTATGACTTAGAAGGTAATTTTCTTATTAGTAAAATTATGGGATTAGATGAAGTCAACTTAGAAAACGATGGAGATTTTATTGATTTAAATGTTGGTCAACATCTGCGAGATTTAGGTTTTAGTGAAGGCGAATATTCCATTACATACAAATTTCTTAGAAGATTAGCAGGTAGAGAATCAACACAATTTGTAGATTCAAGAGGATTAATTTATGACCAAGAAGTTGAAAGAGATGTTGTTGACGGAGAAGTAAAATTCTTTAAAGCAAAAGGAGATGAATCAGATAAGTCAGAAAGAGAAGAAGTATTTATCAAAGAAATGAAATATCAACTTGTAGAAACATCACCAGATAGAACAGAATTTATCTTACAAGTTGATGATAAAATAAAAAATGCAGAATATAGATATGACTTTATTGAAATGGGTGAAATGATACAATATAATCCAGTAAGAAAAAATAATCGTGGTTTAATTAAATTCGACACAAAAGACCCGCATGTATTAGAGTTTGATATTGACCCACAAGATAGAGGGTTTACACAAAATATGGTAGGTGGACAAATCGTGATACCGAACTTATATAAGGTTGACGGAGATGAAGATACAGACAATGATGATGTCGTAGATGATGACGATGACGATACACCATATCTACAAGGACTTCTTGATGACGGAGCAGCATCAGATTTTCTTACAGACGGAATATCAAACAAAGAATTAATCGATATATTATTAAATGACCCTGACCCTAATGAAAGAGAAATAGCAGATGGCGCTCTTCAAGAAAGAGGTCGTGGAAGAGGTGAGTTCTAATGGCAAGAAGAGCATTTATAGGAGTAAATAGAAGAGTTGATAGTATTCGTAGAAAATCGGGTAGAGCAGAAATAACGTCTGGTGGTCGTGGGTCATCAACAATAGAATCAAGACCAAGAAGAGATAGAGTACAACCACTCGGATTAGATGTAAGACCAATAGAAGATTTAAGAAGAGATACATCAGCTGATGAGCTCATCAGCATTCGTCCAAGAGAAGAATTAGATAGAGATAGTGGATTGATAAAAGTAAGGGATAACTTTAGTGACCCAAGAGACCCTGGATTACCAATCAGAACACCAAGACCACAAAATGTAGATGGATTTCCAGTTGATATTGTTGGTCAAACACCTATTGATAATGATGAAGATGAAATCAAAAGAGAAGAAATTAAACGAAAAGATATTATTCTTCCACCACCACCACCGCCAGATAGAGGGCCTTTTATTGAAGACCTACCAGATTTTAAACCAGTAAAAACAGGTCTTGGAGTTTTAGGAAGTGGTGGAGTAAAAACACAAGAAATTTTAGGTAGTCCGGTAAAAATTAAAAAGAAAAAGAAAAAAGTTAGAATTGAAAGAAAACCAATTCGTATAGATGTTAGAAAAAATAAATCCATTAGGGGAAATGCAAGAAATAATATTAAAAGTGGTTTTAGAAAAAAACCCGTTCGTAATGGAGAAAGTATAATTCAAGTTATTAATGAACAAATACAAGAGACAAGAAAAACTAAAAAAAGATTTACACCAAGGCCAGTTCGTTCAGTTATTCAAATAGTTCGTCCAAGACCAAGTGTGCCGGTAGTGGAAGTAAGACCAACAAGAACAATTGCAGGTCAAGCAATTATTTCACCACCACCACCACAGCCAGATGTTCCACCACCACCGCCACCAAGACCAGTAGCTGAACCAAAACCAATTTCTACAAGTCCAGTAGCATCACCAATAAGAACTGCTACTTCAAGAAGACCAAGAGCAAGACGACAACGAGGAGGTAGATACTAATGGCAAGACCAACAACAAAAGCTAGATTAGCAGGAGCAGGTGGTCGTTCAAATAGAAGAAGACCAGCGCCAAGAGTTATACCACCAAGGGCAGCAGTATCAAAACCAAAAGTAGTTGCACCACAACCAAAACCTACCAATGTAGTATCTGGTCCAACTTTTAAAGGTTCACCTACAATCGTAAGACCAGACGGAGTAACAGAAGTTCTCGGACCAGGTGGAGTAGTATTAGAAGAAATAGGTGTTGACGGAAAATTAATTAATGACCCAATCAAAGACTCTGGAATTGACCCTAAGAATCCACCACCAAGTATTCAAGCATTACGAGATGAATTTAGAGAACACGTTGAAAGTGGTAGAGATGAATCTGGTGAACCATTTTTCGTATCCAATGAAACAAAAGCAGCGTTAGAAGCAGATGGTTTAGGAGATAAAGGTGGAGCGCTTACAAAAGATGAATTGATTAAAAGAAAAGTTATTAAACCAAATGGTGAGTTATCAGACAAATATGGTCAAACGGCAAATGAAAAGATTGTCAATCCAAATGAAGAACAAGCAAAATTATCACCAAGAGATTATGTAGCAACAATTGAAGAAGTGATTGATAGTAATCGTGTTCGTGTTTCTTTATCTTACAATGACGGAGTAAATCTATATGGACACAAAGGAGAAGACCAAGTATCACAAAGATTTAAAGGATTTAAAGTAAATTATGTCAAAAATAATATTGAACGATACAAAACCTACGCTAAGGTTGATTCACAATATTATCTTGTTACGAATAGTGTTTTAGGTGTTGACGGAGAACAAAGAATTCTAAAAACAAAATTACCATTGTCAGAAGATATTGAGTTTGGGGAAGGGTTTACATTTGTAGAAAAAAGATTGCCTGACTATATTGATAATGTAAGATTAGTTCCATTTGAAGATGATGTAGATGACGGAATATTCTTACGATTACCAAACTTTAATTCCGCTGATAATCCGATTAATTTTCAAGGAACACAATATCAAACACATACAGATTTATTGAGTGATAATACTGAGGATTCTCGAGACATTGAAAGACTATTAGTATCAGGTAGTTTATTAGATGTTCAACCAAATATAGATTATCAAAAAACAACAACAGATTTAAATTTAGAAGCAGATGATACCGGCTTTGGAAACTTTATTCACTTTTCAAATGCAGAATCAAGACTTCGTAATTTTAGAGATAAGTTGGAATTAATTGAAGGTTATAATAATGAGAGTTCATCATTGGTTAGTATATCAAGTTCATTAGAAACCATACAAGAAATAGAAGCAAAAAGACAAAGAGTAAAAAATTCTTTTGACCCATTTGAACACTTTATGTATTTTGAAAGTTCATCTTATGTAAGTTCATCTGACGGACAATTCCACGATACTTCTTGGCCTAAAACAAATTCATCATCACCATATACATTAGAAGCGGTTGGTAGTTCAAACGCTAATACTTGGTTCAACAATATGATTGCGAGTGCTTCTGATTATGACCAAAGAAATATGAACTCATTGAGAAACTCTTTACCAGAACATATTTACGCTGATACATCTAATAATGTATTCTTAGAATTTATGGATATGGTTGGACAATACTTTGATGAAGTGTGGACATACACTAAATCTATTACAGATTTAAATGTTAGAGTTAACAAAATATCAGAAGGTATATCAAAAGATGTAGCGATACACTACGCTAAAGCTCTTGGTTTAGAATTATATAGTGGAAATGATTTATTAACTCTACCAAATTATTTATTGGGTAAAAATTCAGACGGAACTGATTTATATGAATCACCACAAGAAGAAGTAACAGAAAAGATTTGGAAACGAATATTAGCAAACTTACCTTTCTTTATCAAGACAAAAGGAACAGAGCGTTCACTAAAAGGATTACTAAATTGTTATGGTATTCCAAGTACAATGTTAAGAGTTCGTGAGTATGGTGGGCCAGATAAAGGAACAAGAGTAAGTTATGAAATTAAAAGAAAATTTACAAGAGCAACAGATTTTAAAGCGGCACAATATATTCAATCAAATTGGAAAGCAGCATCAGACGGACTGATACCTGATACCGTTGAGTTTAGATTCAGAACACCACATAGTGTTGGAACTTCTGGCTCAATGGTGTTATTACAAAAAGATGATGATTGGGCTATTCATCTACAAGACAACGGAACAACAGACAATTATGGTTATCTAAGATTTACCATTAGTGGTTCAGACGGAAGTGTAAATTATATTACTTCATCATTACAACAATTTTACAATGATGAAATGTGGTCAGTTATGTTGACAAGAAAGTCAGCAAGTAATGGTTTAGAATTTGATGACGATAGTATTTATGCAAGTTCATCATTTGAATTAACTACAAAATATTACGAGTCATCAAGACAAAAGATTTTATATCAAGATAGTCAAAGTATGGAGGTAACTTCATCTACAATTAATGCGGCATTCACTTCGAGTGGACATATATTCTTAGGTGGTAGTGGTAGTTCTTTTGGAAATCAATTAAGTGGTTCATTGATGGAATATCGTTTATGGTCAGAACCATTAAGTCAAAGTATATTTGACAATCACGTTCGAACACCAAAAGCATATAATGGAAATCATTATTCATCTTCATTTGATGAACTATTGGTTCGTTATCAATTAGATGAAAATAAAAACTTATCATCATCAGCTACAGCGTCAAATACGGCACACGATACTTCATTGTATTCAGAAGTTCACTCGGTTGATGTTGATGGATTTACAGGAAACTTTTCACGAACATTAGTAGACCAAGAAAAAGTTAGAGTACCAAGCTTGGGCCCAACTCGTAGAAATGCAACCAAGATTAGAATTGAAGATACATTTTTACCACCAGACAAAAATGGTAGTGGTTCATTGTTAGTTGATAAAAGAAGAGAAAAATCTAATGATGATTTCGCACCACTTGACGACCACTCATTAGGTGTTTATTTCTCACCGGTTGATGTTGTCAATGAAGACATAATGTATAGTATTGCAGATTTTAACTTTGATGATTTTATTGGAGACCCAAGAGATGAATCAAAACCAATCTATAAAGATTTAAAACATTTGAGAAGAGAATATTTTAAACGATATGATATGACGAATAACTTTTTTGATTACTTAAGAATACTACAATTTTATGACTCAAGTCTTTATGATACATTATATCAATTAGTTCCAGCGAGAGCTAAAACAAGTGTTGGTGTATTGATTGAACCTAATATATTGGAAAGAAGTAAACAAACTATTGGTAGAGAAACTGAGTTTGATAATCAATATTATGAAAACGCTGGGGAGTATGATGATGGTGTTTTAGTAACAAGATATATTACAGGTTCTAATGATAATTACTTTGAAACAAGTGGTGAATATACAACTTACAACGGAGAAATAAATGCAGCATTTTTTGATACAGGTTCATCATTAGGATTTTTAAACAATCGTTCAAGAATGATATTAAACGATATTGACAAACGAGGTGAATACGGAACAACATACGCTACAGCAAGTATCACATCAGGTTCACATAATAATATATTTACCGAAGTATTACAACCAAATGTAAGTGGTTCAAGACTATCAGAAAAATCTCAAGTTAGAGAGTATTTCTATTCAAGTTCACTAAGTGCTTCAATAGGGCCGAGTGTAGCATATAGTTCTTCATTCAAAGCATCAGAATTTGAAAGTATGGCAGTATCAACAAATTTATTTAGAGCATTTTATAAAGGTATAATATTAACAAGAGATAATTCAATTGACGGAGAAGAACCTATTATCGTAAATGAAGTAGCACCTACCGTATTGAAAACACAAGACTCAGATACAAGTAAGTTGAGAACAGAATAAACTAATGGAAAATTTAACTTTCTTATATTTATTAATGAAAAAGAATAGTTATATCACTTCCACAGGAGCAAAATAAAATGGGATTTTTAGACAATACAAGTATAACAGTAGACGCTATCTTGACAAAAAAAGGTCGTGAACTTTTGGCAAGAGGGCAGAACGAATTCAGAATTACAAAATTTGCATTAGCAGATGACGAGGTTGATTACAATCTTTACGATACATCACACCCAAATGGGTCAAATTTCTATGCGGCAGTAATTGAAAATATGCCACTATTAGAAGCGTTCGTAGATGAGAATCAATTAATGAGATATAAATTAACAACACTTCCAAAGGAAACAAACAAACTTCCTATATTGGAATTACCAAGTCCATCATTGACTTTCAATGGAGCAGGTATCACACAAACTGTAACACCTAACACAAGAAATGGAGTAGATAACTCATATACATTTACCTTGTTTAACGCAGATGTTGCTAATCTAACTTTATCAAGTAGAGGTAGTAGCACAAGAAGATTACCAAATGGTAGACTTGAAGCAGACTTTATTAATGGTGGAGCGACAACTCCAGTATTCTTAAATGAAGCCGAAAGAAAACGCTCAGTTACAGTAGTTGGTAAAAGTGTAAGAGTAATCTCAAGGTCATTAACAACATTAACAAACACAAACTTATCAGTAACGGGTAATCAAACAGGTGCACAATTCACTATACCGATTACCGTAAAAGCTGACCCAAGTAAAGTATAAGGAGTAAGTAATGTCATTTAAAAGATTTAATCCAGCAGACGACATAGTTGAAAATCAAAGAACAACTATATCAAGTGGGTTGTGGACAGGTGGAAGTTCCACACTTACTTCATTTTTTACACAATCACTTAATGGAAATATCACAGGTTCTTTTTTAGAACTATATAATGTAGACCCAAATTCAGATACTTCTGCGGAAGTACAATTTGCAGTAGGATATGCAAATATTCACGGAAGTGGTTCAACAGGTAATACTACTAAGTTAACCACAGGTGGTAGACAAACAGCAGCTCTATATAGACAATTTAGAAATCTATTGTTAGCACCTAACACAGATGAGTTTACATTTACAAGTCACGCAGATTCAAGTGATGATTTTTATTTCATCTCTTTCCAAAGAGCAAGACAAAGAGAAAAGATTGACCCAGGTAATTGGGAACTACAATTAACAGGTCAGATGTCTGGTAAGGCAGCAAAAATTCAGTTGATTGATGATAGTGGCGCAACAAATAACCCGACCGTGAATGAAGGTGGTAGAGTGTTTAATGTTGTAAGTGGTAGTATTTCAGACGGAGTTAACACAACAGCAGCTAACCAACCAGGTGGTGCTCTTGGTCAATTCTATCCTGATTTAGGACTTATATTATTAGACGCCGTTCAATTAGAAGCAAGTGGTGGATTAGATTCCAACGCAAGAGACGCCGATATGTTTATCAGTCGTTCAGCAGTATTTTATAATTCAATAAAATCTGGTTCAAGTTTCCAAGCAAGAAGAGAAGAAGAAATTAGTTCAACAAATTACTTTGTTCGTGTAAACAACAAAGACTTTAATTTTAGTTCTAATCCAACTTTCTCTACTGGCTCAGACGGAAGTTTAACACAAGGAACTTTCTTTAAAGACCCTAAAACTTTTATTACACAAGTTGGTCTTTACAATGATGACAATGAACTATTAGCGATTGCTAAATTAAGTAAACCATTATTAAAATCATATTCAAGGGAAGCTATTATTAAAGTGAAACTTGATTTTTAGGACAACCTAATGTTCAAAAATCTTGACTTAGATA